TTTTATACTTGTCGGCAATTTAGTACTCATCCCATTGCGAGTAAATTTATTAACCTCATTTTTATACCATTGCTGTGCTTTTACATCATCCCCTTCGCGGATGGTTACCGTTTTAAATGCGTTTTCAGCCATTGATTATTCCTAAATCTTTTTCGGTTAATATCATAAATTTCATGTTTCTATCTTGACAAAATTCAAATGCGGCTTTCCACTTTGCCTCATTTACCCCATATTGAAATACTTCATCTATAAATCGTTTCGTTTTCTTTTGAGGTATTGCTGGCGGTTTAGTAAATCTCTCAGGTTTTATTTCTATTAGATATTTTTGCGTAACATCATTTTTGTTTCTAACTTTTATGTAAAAATCTACGAAATATCTATGTACCTTTTTATCGATAGGAGACACATAAGGAACAATTACTGTCTCAGATCCCCATTCTTCGACACTAGGAGTCATATCACACCACTTCATAAATCGAAGTTCCCATAAAGACCTATACACGATATTCGTGAAATCGCCCTTATATTTTTGGGGATTTTTCGGTTTAAACTTTCCTTTATAGGTTTTGGTGTATATCATTTGCTATAAATATATAATTGTAACAATATTTATAAAAGAAATATGGCGCAAACTCTATCATCTGGCAATGATGCCGTATCTGCAGATAACTCTTCAGATAAAGAATATCTTAATCAAAACTTAGGAAAACAATATGAAATAGGAACATTAGAATATCCTATTGGTCTTAGAAATATGCCAGATTTGCAGCATTACGTAGCATTTTTTATAAATGTTAGAGATAAGAGTACCCAAGGGGTACAGAATCGAGATAAAGAGTATTTTATATCGGTAGATTCTGAAGAAGGTAAGCGGTTGGCAGTTCTTCAAGCAGAGGAAAATCGCTTATCCCAAAAAGGCGCAGAAGCTGCAGTTTCAACCGTTGCGAAAAACATAGGCGCTATTACTGGCGCAGGTGTGTTATTATCCTCCGTGGGTAGATCTTCCGGAATATTAGATGCAATACGTAAAGTCCCAAAAGGCGCCGCAAAAGGATTAATTGCGGGCACTGGTGCACAGATTATATCAAACGAAATTCAAAAAGAAAATTTCTATGCGTTTAGATCAGGTTCAACATCTAGATTAAAGGAAGTTATTACATTGCACGTTGAAGAGCGACCAAGCGTAAAATATGGTGTCAATTATTCCACATCTGATATGGCAGGATTTTTAGGTTTAGGCGGAATCTTTATACAAGGGTCTGTTGCAAAATCTACAGCTGGCGGATTACAGGCAATGGCGCCAGAAGCAAAAGCGAGAGTGTTAGCAGAAATCGCAAGAATCCCGTCTTTAGGCGGACAAGGATTTATTCCAAATTTGTTAGAATTATCGTCAAAAACAAAAACAAATCCTTTTAGAGAAACTTTATTTGAATCTGTAGATTATAGAACATTTAACTTTAGATATAGATTTTTTCCAAAAAGTTGGAATGAGAGCCAACGAGTGAAGCGAATAATAGATATGTTTAAATCTCATATGTATCCAGAATTAACTCCCGACAAAATGTTCTATGTATATCCTTCGGAATTTGATATACAATATTATTTCAAAAATAAAGAAAATAATTATTTGCATAAATTTACAAAATGCGCATTAACTGATTTGGCCATAGACTATGGCGGAGAACAATTTGTAACGTTCCAAGATGGTGCTCCTGCAGAAATATCTGTAAGTTTAACCTTTACAGAATTAGAACAACTATCGGCTCAAAGGGTAAGAAATGGCTATTGATTTCTTTTCAGAATTTCCTAAAATTGGATATTCCTTAGATGACAACGCAACTCAACAAGTTGTGGTTGATATACTTAAAAGAGTAATCATACAAAAAGAATATCAAGAAAATGCCGCATATTATGAAGAATATGATATTAAACACGGAGAAACACCGGAAGAAGTATCTTTTAGATTTTATGGAACCACTACGTTACATTGGTTAATATTAATGGTCAATAATATTATTGATCCCAGATTCGAATGGCCGATGTCTGAAGAAAATTTAATTAAACAAGTTGAGAGTAAGTATGGAGGGGAAAATAATATTTTTACTCTCAATAGAGCAAAAAACGCAAAAGGATATCAAGTAGAAACATTCTTTATATTATCAGAAGAATCTACTCATAAAGACCAAGTTAGAATATTGTATGAGGGCATATCTGACAATATTAATACTCCCGTGATATATCAAGATTCATTAACCATTGCAGAGTATGAAAGTAATTATGAAGTTGAATCTCAGAAGAATGAAAAAATAAGATCTATAAAAATTATAAAACCTGAGATAGTTCAGGATATTGCTATTAACTATAAACAACTTATCTCCAAATAATGCTTAACGAAATTTTACAAGCTCCAGGGCAAGTACAGATAGATAACCTAGTACTCGTTTCTTTTAATAAGGGCACATATGTTAGTTTAACTGATTACTTAGTAGAAATTAATTTATATGAGAGTATCTTTGAAAATAGTATATCCGGAGAAATACTTCTAGCAGATAGTAGAAACTTAATACAAGAATTAGGTATTATTGGAGAAGAATACCTATCGGTATCTTTTAGAACTACTACATTGTCTACGGAAAAAAGCATATCTAAAATGTTTAAGATATATGCTTTAAATGATAAAGAGTATGCTAAAGATGGTAGCGTTTTAATTTATAAACTAAGTTTTACTTCGGTAGAATCCTTTCAAGATATTATAAATCCAATATATCGGGCATTTAATGGTTCTCCTAATGATATTGTTAAACTAATATTCGACGAGTATCTTTCATCTACTAGAAATATATCGATGGGTAAAAATACTACAGGCGTAGAAGAAATTAAAAGCAGTATAACTATTTTTGGAAATCCTGCAAATATTATTAATTTTGTTAGCCCAGGTTGGTCTCCAATTAAATGTATAAATTGGCTTGCAAGTAAATCCGTACCTAGCAATAATAAGGCTGCAAATTTTCTATTTTGGGAAACAACCAAAGGATTTTATTTTGGTAATATAGGCGAGTTAATACAAAAAGCAGATTCTTTATCTATAGGCACATACGATTATTCTTCTCCTAAAATAAAAAGTCCAACACAAGAAGATATTGAAAAAAATAAATTTATGTTTACAATTAGATCTATAAGCGTAAATAGCGCATTTGATCAATTGCGAAATTTAACTACAGGGTATGCTAGCAGTAGATTAGTGGATATTAATTTATATAATAAAGAATATAACCACGTAGATTATGACCATGGTGATAACTTTAATAATTACCCGCATCTTCAGACCGACATGCCTAATCCATTTTTTGATAAAGCCTCTCCGAGGAATCCATCTACATATCTAGATGTTAACTATAGTTATCCAGCATTACATACGGGGAATTTTGAAAACTTTGATGTTAAACTAAAAGATATTTTTGGTAACAGAAGATCTAATATGTTAGAGTTAAGAAATTTTAATATGGAAATAACTATTCCGGGCAGAACTGATATAGAAGTGGGTAGAACAATAAACATAAATTTACCTAAAGGAATCCCTGGAGATATTGCGAAACCAATGGATTATAAAGATGATGGTATATATTCGGGCAATTATTTAATAACTAGTTTATGCCATAAAATAAATTTAAAGTCCCATTACATAATTATGGAAGTATCTAAGGACTCGTTACCTAATAGGGCGATTAAACAATGAAAAATATGCATTGGTGGACAGGTGTCGTTGAAGATAGGTATGATCCCGAAAAATTAGGTAGATGTAAGGTTAGAATATTTGGGTATCATACTGATGATATTACATTATTACCTACCTCAGATTTGCCCTGGGCTATACCTATGCAACCAATAACATCTGCAGCTACATCTGGAGTAGGCTCTTCCCCAGTTGGAATAGTTACAGGGTCATGGGTAGTTGGTTGGTTTTTAGATTCAGAGGAAGCACAGCAACCTATTATAATGGGGACCATTGCCGGAAAACCAGGTACAACTAGCAAAACTGATGCGTATAATAAAAACAAACAAATACAAACTAAAACAGTAAAAGATGCCGAAGGGAATGCACTATATGATACAAATAATAAACCAATTTCAGTTTCAAATGAATCCAGTGCAATCACAGATGAATCATTAAAACCTTTAGTATCATCAGATTTAGGTAAATTAAAAGAAGCATTAGGGAATAAATTATCTAATTCAAATTACGCTAAAATAGGCGAATTTGGAGAATTGGGCAAATACCAATTTAATTTAATGCAATTGCAGGATTTAGGTTATATACGCATTCCGCCTGCGGAGTATTTTGATCCTAATGCTGCAAATACTAATGCATATTGGACAGGTAAAGAAAACATAAAATCTAAAGATAATTTTTTATCCAATAAGGTAACGCAAGAAAATGCGATGGATAATACAATAAAATTAAATTATGAAAGAATGATTAGTACAAATAAAATTACCGAAGTTGAAGATAGATTTATTGTTGCCGGATTTTTAGCATCCGCCCATATAATAGGTGCAGAATATGCTGATAATCTACAAAGAAAAGATAACTACGGAAGAAAAGCTGAAGAATTTTTTATTATAGGTAATACCAGTATAGGCGGGGATATATTAGCCGGGTCAACAACTAAAAATACGTTTGATAATGAGATTGACAATACCTCCACTAAAGAAATACAAAATCAAAAAGCATTTGTAGACCCGGATAAAAAATATCCTAAAAAGGATTACATAGGGTATACAGATGTAAACAAATTAGCAATAGGCGATAAATCTCATAAGTATTTCGCAATCAAAGAAAATAAAAAAATAAAAAATGTTCAAATTGCAAATTCAAATGAAAGATGGAGCGAACCAAATTCAGCCTATAGTGCAGCATATCCATACAATCAAGTAATTGAAACTGAGGCAGGGCACGTGGTAGAGTTAGATAGTACTCCTAATGCGGAAAGAATACATCTATTTCATACGTCAGGATCTTATATTGAAATTGATATTAATGGATCCTCTGTAAGAAAAGTAATAGGCGATAATTATGAACTAATAGATAAAAATGATTACGTATTTGTTAAAGGTGCAAAGAAAGTAACAATTGAAGGTAAAACTAGCATTTATGTAAAGGATGATGCATCTATCCAAGTTGACGGTGATACAACAATTATTAGTCATGGAAATATGACTGCAGAATGTGCAGGTGTCGTAGCAATTAATGCGAACAAAGCAGAAATTACTACAAAAGATACTTTAAATATTGTATCAGGTGGAGCATTAAATATTATAGGTGAGAGCGTTAATATTCAATCTAAAAATAATTTAGCGCTTAGTGCAACAAATGATATTGCGATAGATGGTAAAATAAATGCAAGTATACGAGCCGGCGCAGTATTATCATTGGATGCGCCGCTCATAAAAAATAAAATGGGGGCGGCCGCTGTAGCTAATACAAATTTTAAAGCATCTGATTTACCTAACGTAAAAGTTATTACTAAAACAGAACCAGCGGCAATGACTAGAGCATTAAGCGACGCAGAATGTATAGATGATGCAGAAGAATATACTCCAACTGCAAGCGAATCTAAATATATTAGAGTTGCTACAGATGTGTCGGCAAGGGACACATACGCGGTTACAGATACAAATGATTCCAAATTAAAATCTTTAAATTTTTCGGATATTCGAGCTGCAACATATTTTCCGGGTACGTTTAGATTATCTAAGAATTTTACTATTTCAGATTTATCACCTGGTTCTTTAGGGTTGAGGCCATTAGTTTCGCAGCGCAATTTGACATCTAAAGAAATTGTTATCAATATGCGAATATTGGCTGAAAATGTATTAGAGCCCCTTTTAGCAAAATTTGGTATATTTCAAATAAACAGCGGATTAAGAAAAGCGGGAACATCCTCATCTGCTAGCGATCATGATATAGGTTGTGCAGTCGATATTCACTTTGGAACAGTTCCGTTTGAATCTTTGAGTAAATCTCAAAAGAATGTGGATCGATTAAAGCATATTAAAATTGCAGAATGGATGACACAAAATGTCCCATTTAAACAATTATTTTTAGAATTTAAAACAGATACAATTTATTCTAGAGATATTACAAGCTTTTGGATTCATGTTGCATTACAAACTAAAGATAATACTGTAATTCGGCCAAAAAGCGGAACAATTGCATGCGTAATGGATGGGGCATATCCAAAACTTGATTCGAATGACGAACCGATTATAGGTAAAAATGGAAAACCAGAAACCTATATGCGATGTGCACCTGAAACTATAAATCGTTTACCTAGACCTCCCGCAGAGACATAATAAATATCAATAATGGCTACTAGTAAAAATACAAAAACTTTCGTCGATCTTGATTTGTCTTTTAAGGCAAATCCTTTTACTAAAGATATCTACCTAAAAACCGACGAAGAAGCAGTAAAGACTGCGCTAAAACATCTAATACAAACTAAAAACTTTGAGCGCCCGTTTCATCCGGAAATAGGCACACAAGTATATTCCTTATTGTTTGAAAATTTTTCCCCGGCGGTTCGTATTGCTTTGGAAAGAACTATTCGAGAAACTATAGAAAAATTTGAACCTCGAGTTAGAATAATTAGTATAACTGTACAGGAAACCGTAGAATCTAATGATTTAGCAATCAATATAGTATTTGCACTAAAGAATACGGATACGCCTCTAACGATAACAACCTTTTTAAGTCGAGTAAGATAAATGGCAAATTATAGAATTTCTGAATTAGATTTCGATGAAATAAAAATAAATCTAAAACAGTTCTTAATTAACTACAGAGATAAAGATAAAAACCTAATCTTTAAAGATTATGATTTCGAGGCTTCCAGTTTATCTATTTTATTGGATCTGTTATCATACAATACTCATTATAACGCATATTTAGCAAACATGGCTGCGAATGAGATGTTTTTAGATTCTGCAGTAAAAAGAGAATCTGCAGTATCAATATCAAAACATCTAGGGTATACCCCGTTATCTTATAGGAGTGCAAAAGCGCAGGTTAATTTTGCTATTGCAAACCCTGCAGGGAATCCCACTACTTTAACTTTGCCTAAATTTTCGCCCTTCTCTACTATTATAGATGGGACAATTTATACTTTTGTAAATTTAGATGCTGTTACTATTAGCCCAGTTAACGATGAATATTTGTTTTCAAATGTAGAATTAGTCGAAGGTCAACCTTTAAATTTTACATATAGAGTCAATGCATCGGGACCAGACGAAAAATATAGTATACCAAATAATAATATAGATACAAGTACTATCAGAGTAGTAGTACAAAATTCGTATTCAGATACTACGCAAACTACATATACAGTAGCAGGAAACTTGGAAGCTCTAACTGGACAATCGCAAGTATATTTTATAGAAGAAAGCCCAACAGGATATTATGAGATATTTTTTGGTGACGGGGTATTAGGTAAAAAGTTGTCTGACGGAAATTTAGTTAGAATAGAATACCTAGTTAGTAACGGATCTAAATGTAATGTATCTAATGAAATTGACCAAGAGTTTTCACTACAAACTAATGTAGG